CGTAAAACAAAACGATTGGGTTGTTCAGCAATCAAAGATATTCTTGAAGAAAAGAAAATTAACATACACGATGACGATACCATATTAGAGATATCTACTTTTGTTGCAAAGGGTCAGTCGTATGAGGCCAGTGAAGGTAATCACGATGACTTGATGATGAATTTGGTTATGTTTGGTTATTTTGTTTCAACTCAGTATTTTGCTGATATGACTGATATTAACCTAAAAGATATGTTATTCAGACAGAAGATGAAAGAAATAGAAGATGATATGGTGCCATTTGGAATTATAGATGATGGAAGTGATTACATTGACCAAATAGAACAAAAAGATCATACATGGGAGACTAATATTATAACAGATCGGCATATCTATGATCCAGATTTCTAAAAGTAATAAAATTATAAATAATGGGAAATTGACTGATTCGTATTATGGAACCATATAATTTTAATAGAGGAAGATAAAAATGGCACTTTCAACACCGTCTGCTTCACCAGCGGTTGTCGTCAAAGAGATAGATCTGACTGGTGGCGTTCCTAACGTACAGTCAACTACTGGCGCAATTGTAGGGAACTTTCGTTGGGGTCCTGTAGAACAAAGAGTGTTAATTGATAACGAGACTACTCTCGCTAACACCTTTGCTACTCCAGACTCAGCAAACACAATAGATTGGCATTCTGCTTCTTATTTCCTACGCTACTCAGGTTCACTCCAAGTCGTTCGTGAAATGACAACAGATGCGCTAAACGCTCGCTCAACAACTGGGCAGCTAGCAACAGATTCCGACGGTGGTCTTGGTACACCCGTCGTTAAAAACGAAACAGATTTCTTAGGTCAGCAATCTACGCTGGCATCAGCAAGTCATACATTTATTGCAAAGTATCCAGGAGAACTTGGAAACGGACTTAAAGTTTCTATTTGTCCACCTGATGCAACTGCCTTCTCAACTTGGGCATATGCTAGTGAATTTGATGGTGCACCAAGCACTTCAGAATTTGCTTCGGACATCGGTGCTTCTAATGACGAGATTCACCTTGTTGTTGTTGATTCCGATGGTGAATTCACTGGTACACGTGGTACTGTTCTTGAAAGATATCCTTTCATGTCTGTTGGTAATAACGCTAAGAATACCGATGGAACCACAAACTATGCACTTGACGTAATCAACGCACGTTCAGATTATGTATGGATGGTAGGTTTTGATTCAAGCTATGTAACAGCAGGTGCTGGAACAAATATCGACAATGGCGATAATTTCGATCCAACTAACCTGACAGCTGCTACCAACTTTAAGTTCAACAAGGGTGCTAATTCAGATGCACTTGACACTGCTGAATTTTTAGCAGGGTTTGATCTTTTCGAAGATAAAGATATCGTAGAGGTTGATTTCTTGATTGCACCAGGTATGCCAGCAAGAGAAGCTCATGTAACTGTTGTTAATGACCTTATTTCAACTGCGCAATCACTTCGTAAAGACTGTGTTGTTGCTGCTTCTCCATGTAGAGCAGACGTCGTTAATTTAACAAATACCGCAACGATGACAAATAACATTGTTGCAACAGCAAATGATTTTACCAACTCATCATATCTTGTAGCAGATGGTAACTATCTGAAAATTTATGATAAGTTCAATGATCAGTATATCAATATTCCAGCTGCTTCGTCTACTGCTGGTATCATGGCTGCTACCGATTTGAATCGTGCTCCATGGTTCTCACCTGCAGGTTCTCGTCGTGGTCAGTATCTTGGTATTACTGCAATTTCATACTCACCAACAAAATCACAACGTGACACTCTGTATAAAGCAGGTGTGAATCCAATTGCAAACATTCCTGGCCAAGGTGTGTTGTTGTTTGGTGATAAGACAAAACTTGGTCGTCCATCTGCATTTGACCGTATTAACGTACGTCGCCTATTCTTAGTACTAGAGCGTGCAATTGGTCGCGCAGCTGAACAAGTTATGTTTGAGTTTAACGATGAGTTTACTCGAGCAGAGTTTGTCAACATTGTAGAACCAGTACTTCGCGAAGTAAGAGGTCGTCGTGGTATTACCGATTTCCGTGTAGTATGTGACGAAACAAATAATACACCAGCAGTTGTAGATCGTAACGAGTTTATCGCCAACATCTTCATCAAACCTGCTCGGTCTATTAACTATGTGACTCTGAACTTTGTTGCTGTTCGTACAGGTGTTGACTTCGAAGAAGTCGTAGGCACGGTGTAAGGAGGTAAACAATGGCTATTCTCGGAGTAGATGATTTTAAGGCAAAACTAAGAGGCGGCGGTGCTCGTCCTAACCTCTTTCAGGTAACAATTAACTATCCTGGATATGCAAACGGTGATGCAGAACTTACATCTTTCATGGTGTCTGCAGCATCTTTGCCATCTTCAGCGATGGGTGAGATTATTGTACCGTTCCGCGGACGTCAGTTAAAGATGGCTGGTGACCGTACATTTGATCAGTGGACAACTACTATTGTCAATGACACTGACTTTGCGGTACGTAACGCACTTGAAAGATGGATGAATGGTATCAACGCTCATAGTGCAAATACAGGTCTCGAAGCACCAATTGCTTATGAAGCAGATCTAAAAGTAGAGCAACTTGATCGGTCAGGTGCTGTGTTAAAGACATACACCTTCCGTGGAGCATATCCAGCAAACATTTCTGAAATTGCGTTGGATTTCTCTTCTAATGATGCAATTGAGAACTTTAC